AAATAATCAAAAGAATACTGTTCAATCTACTTTAACTGAATTAGATACTGCAATTTCACAAAGTAGAGCAAGAATACAAACAACAAATTATTCTACTGAGGTAGAAAGAGATGCTGATAAGAATGCTTTACAGGGTCTTATTACTGAGAGATCATCACAGGCAAAATTATACGCATCAGTAGTTACTGAGATTGATGCATCTGCCCAAGATAATTCAGTAAGTAGTATATCACCTAAATATAGAGTAAGAGGATTCTGGGCGATGCCGGCCGAAAAATCCGCGCCTGCAACAGGGATTCAAGATATTATAAAATTTAAATATCGCTATAGATATCTTTCTGCTGATGGTGCAGCTAATCCAGTAAGTCAGTTTAATTATACTGATGGGAGTGGAACAAGCCAAGGTGCATTTTCAAATTATGTTATTATAGATAGTGTATTAAGACCACGAACTAGAAATACAATAACTGGTTTATATGAATGGACTCCAATAGATGATGACAATGCAGATTCAGTTAACATTAACCAGTTAGATATTCCTATTAGAAAAGGCGAGCAAGTAGAAATAGAAGCAAAATCTATTTCAGAAGCAGGTTGGCCGTCTAATCCTTTAGAGAGTGAATGGAGTACAACTGTAAGAGTTGAGTTTCCAGCCGATTTAAGTTCTGATAGTGCAATAGATTCTATATTAGCACAAAACCAAGAAGACTTAGCATTAGTTGCATTAAATGAAAATTTAGAATCTATTGGGCTGCCTACTCACTTGAGTAGTTCATTTACTGCAAATGAAACATACTATGCGCATTCATCACCTGTAATTGCATCTGGTTTTTTATCAGAAAATCAAACACCTATAGATTTATTTACTAAACTAAATGAAATGCAAAATCAGTTAGATTTATTTGCTGAAATATTAAATAGTACACAAGGTGAATTAAATACTACATTAGTAGATGATACTGGTAATACTTATAAGTTAAGACGGAATGCAACTACTAATATTTTTGCTGGTTTCTATTCTCAAGAAGTAAGAGACTTAGATGATCCAAGAGGGGCAATCATATCAAAGACATATTTTATTAATATTGCAAACAGTTCACAAACTGCATTACAATTAATTGCTAGAATAAGTGGGAGTAGAACTAGAATGGTTAAACAATCAGAAAACCCAACATACAGTAATGCAGATGTAATTAGTGGTGCTACTATATTACCTGCAACATATTCATGGTTGGATAATAGCGCGATTAACCAAACAAACACTAGATCTACATTTAGAGCTGATGATGTGGATTATAATACAATTAGAAAGTACGATTTGTCACCTATCTTATTAACTAACCCAACAGTTACAGCTGCTACTAAATATGGGCAAACTATTTCATTACCGCCGTTTCAATCAACACAGAATAAAAATCAATTTATCTATAGTAGGTTTTCAGATGTATCTGATGATAATAATTTTTATAGTTATATTAATCCAAGTAATGATTTTACGTTTAATTTAGATTCTACTGAAAACTTTTATAATGCTACATTAGCATCTGCTGTTTCAACTCCGGTTACAGAATTTATTTGGGGTGGTGGTTTTCTATTAGCTGCACCAAATGAACCAACAACAGAAGCTACTTATCCTACTAATGATGATGTAGTACAAGTTTCAATTGCTCACCCTTGGTTAAGTAGTTACACTGCATATAGGAAGGAGTATATAGGATTAACTGGAGATATTACAACATTACCAGCTGTTCCAACACTAGCAGAACATGTTGATATGACATCAGGTGGTAACGGTACTGCTGCTGTTATGTTTAGACAATCTAGGTTTGCACCACTTAAGACTGATGAGGCTTATGGTCAATTGCAAGCAATATATTTAAATGAAAATGTTGTTGATTTAACTTTGCTTGCTGCTGCTATGCCTACTACATTTAATTCTGGTCAAACTTTACAAGCTAGCCCATCACTGACAGGAGTGGGTACAACAACCAGTGTGAGCCCATTGGCAGGAGTTAATTATAGTCGTAATGCAAAAACATCATTTGAAGGTTTTGATCAGTATGCACTAGGTCAGCAATCATGCGGTTCTTATTTGTTTGTTTCATCTGACAATCACCAAAATATCCAAGTAGATGGTGATGCAATCCAATCGTATGAAGTTATCGGATTTGGGCAACAAAATTCCATTAATATTCCATTAGTATTCCAATATAGAATGACTGATTACTTCGGGGTTACTTCAGGTAGTGGTTTAGGAAATATTGCAGGAGACTCTACTGGAAATACTGTAAATCTTACCTATGCTAAAAAAATAGGGTTTGACATATATCCAAACAACAGCGACGTTGTACAGTTTGATATTGAAATATCTGCTAATTATAGATCTGATAGATTAAGTATTAAACAATTCCCTAAAGCAACAGTGACAAAAGGGTTAAACGATTTAGAAAAAGTTGTAAGAGGTCTTAGGCCTTCTCTAAACCAAGCAGCTATTAGCGCAAATGCTAGCGGTGGTAGTGTTACCAGTGATTTTTCAGGGATCCAGGCATAGCATTTTTTAACCTTATCTTTTGGTGAATATATAAAAAAAGTAAAAGATAAATATGGCTGAAAAACTTCTAGACCAAGCGTCGTATAGTGTTATAAGAACTAATCCTAAATTAACGGCAAATGTTAAAGTAGTATCTGACGGAACTGATATTTACTTAGAATCATTTAGTGCCAATACTAGACTGTCTTCACAGAAATTTAAAGCATTTAAAGTTGATGGAACTAATACCTATGATCAAGATGTATTTAAGTTTTTTGATTATGGTAAGTTTCCGATAGAAGCTGCATATGAAATTTTCCAAGAATATGAAGATACTGCAGTATTACAAAGTTATGCTAATCAGTATGAAATGTTTTATTGTGCAGGTACCAGATCAATTGCATCAGAATCATATTCACAAAGCTTAGGAACCCTTGCACCTCTTTGGTTAAATGAGCAGATTCCTAACGCGTTTGTAATTTTTAGATTAGATGATCCAGCTGCTGTAAATAATGTAAATGCTGCAACTCAAAATACGGGTGCCACTAATGCACAGACATCGGCTAACTTTACAAAACAAGTGTTAGAGAATTGCACTGCAATTAAAACGTTTGATTTAACAGAAGGTACTATATTAGGATCATATATTAGAAATTATAGAAACCAAGAAGATTTTCCTGAAGTTCCACTTAATATGACATGGCGAAGCGATGAACCTATCGCATGGAATGGTATATCTTATAAACACGGTGGATTTACTAGTAGCGGTAATTTTGCATACCAAGACATGGTGATTAAAGATTCTACTATTATACAAGACGAGTATTTATTTACACAAGGATTTCAGAATAACGGAATAATTTTAGCTAACCTTTTAAATTTAGAATTCTTATTCGATGATCCAACTGCTGTTGATTATTCTATGAATCGATACTTTGGTATGTATGTTAATGAAATAGAAGAAGGACAATTTGATTTATCAGGTGAAGCATTTTATAAGAATACTGAGAAAAGTCAATTACCTAAAATAAAAACTATAACTGAAGTTTCACAGGATCTAAATACACCATTTGAGATTACTAACGATGCAGGTATCCTATTGTTTTTAGACCCTACTAAAACTACAACAATTACAGGAGTGCCTACACCAACAAGAGTAGATGCTGTAGAATCTGTTTTTTATGTTAAAGATAAGGAAGATGATTTTCATACAATTAAAAAAGGATCTCAATGGGCCGCTGATCAAATTAGACTATTTGATACTAAAGTAGATGTATCACTGTTTACAGGTTACAAAGAACCAGATACTTTTGCAAATGCAAGTATAATAGGGCATGAGGGATTTGGTCAAATGTATATGGAAATTATAGGTACGCCAATACAAGATACACCATTACCAACTTCACAGGCAACAGCCAATGGCCAACAGGCTATCGCTGCTGGTGGTATTATAAACATAAATAGTATTGGTGGTACTATAGGAATAGGTACAGTTATAACATCTAATACTGTGGGTGCTATAATACCTGAAGATACAACAGTTGTTTCAACTGGTGTTGTTGGTTTTCAACCTACAATATCTACAATGACACTAAGTGCTGGTGTTACTTTACCTGATAATGCTATTTTAATCTTTACACCAGCACTTCTAATAGAAAAACAAATAGAAGAAGGTTCTAAAATATCTTTTTATGATAATGCAATATTAACTGGTGAAATATTTGCAAATAGTGTATTATCGCCAATACCAGGAAAGTCTGTCGAGAAATTTTTTAATCCTAATGGAACTACCCAAGAGGTTGCACAAGCTATAACTTCTGCCATTAATATAGGAATACCTGAAAATAATAGATTCTTTGTAGCAACCTTTAATAATAGTACTGTTTATGTAAAGTCAAGATTTAGTGGTACTAGATTTAATCAATTAAATTTTGAATTAGATATTGCTTTTCCTGAACAGTTTAACCAAATAAAAACATATCCTGTAACAACGATAGCTACCCCTAAGAAAAACTTTGTTGGTGGTAATAATGTAACTAACGGTTTACTTAAAGTTAAAATAAATGACCAAAAAAGATTTGTAGATGGCAATTTTGTACAAACTACGGGTGGCTTTGCTACTATTGGTGACTGGGTACCTTATACAGAGGAACCTATATACAATGGGTTTAAACAAATTATAGGATATACAAACATTGATAAATTTGTTATTATAACATGTAATGATAATCAAATAATGGTTACTCGATCTAACCAAGTAGCATTATATTCAGATTACAAACCATCTTTTGGTAGATTTTCATTTTTTGAAGTTAGAGACTTTGATTTTGATTTTTATAGTACACTGTATAGTGGAGAGGGTGAATTAAGTTATGAAACAGTTGAATATAATCAGTCTGTACCAGGATCTAATCCACCTAATTATACTGGAGTAAGCAGTAACCCACAAATTAGGGAGTTTTATGATAACGGAGGTTTTTACAATCTTATTGGTTTATTAGGTGATGCTGAAGATTCAAACCCAGATAATACATTTATTAGCAGTGAATACATGAGGTTAGAAGAAAACTTTTTGACATCACAGGCTAACATATCTAGGATTGCACCGTACATAAATAAATGGGCATGGGTTAATGATGGTAAAGATGTAAGAAATCATCCATATAGATTAGATGTTAATCAAGCATTCGGTTTAAATAATTTTGCACCATCTAGATGGGATCTGCTACAAGAGGCTAGTGGATATTCGCATGAGTGGTATTATTTATCAGAATTTCCACAATATTTTACACAAGATGCTATTAAGAGTTCATGGAGTTATATTGATACAGCACCAACTGATAACATAGAAGCTAACTTAGCAACTGGGCAAGTCTTTGTGCCAGGTACTTTCCAAAATGTTATTACAAATAATTTTGATGAATACTTTATTGTAGAGAAATTTACTACCGGTGGTATTACTGAAATTGATAGGCAGTTGAGATATGGTAGGTTTAGTGGTGGTGATGAAAAGAATTTTGCAGAAACATTTTTAAGGGGTGTTAGAATCGTAGCAAGACAAAAAGCTAAAGGTACAGAAAAAGCAAACTTTAATGTACGATCATTATCATATGTACCTAATGGTTTATTTAATGACTATCGTTTTTCTGCTATATTAGTTCCTAATTTACCAGACAAACCTGAGAGCCAAGTTAAGTTTATTAAAAATGAAAAGTGGAAAACTATCGTAATGCTGATTTCAGTAGCTTATGATGATCCATGTTTAAATGGACCAACACCACCAGGACCTCGGTCAATAATAGATAGAACTAGTTTATATTCTTTAAATAGTTCATTCGATGTAAATCCAGCTACATGTGCACCACTCTTTTCAGCTGGAGAATATCAATATACTGATGGGACTATGAGAGGGGCTATAAGTTTGTCTACGTCAACATACGATGCAACAACAGCAGAATATACAATTAAAGGTATGCCTGATATAAATGGTCTTTTACCTGAGTTTATAAATGATATAAGAGTATTGCGAGATGGTGCGTATTCACCAATAAAGTTTGTTATAGGAGCAGATGTTTATGAAATTTCAGAAATAAAAAAAATAATATCTAATAACCAACTTATATGTGCAAAGCTTACAAAAAATGCCAGTAATATATTTCCACCACTAGGATCACCCAGTGCTGCTGTATTAAGTGCCGCAACATATACAATAAAAGACAATGGCTATTTACAGTTTGAGAATAGATTAAACTCAATTAGTTTTGGTGAAATATTTGATGCTGTTAATAAAGGTAACCCTAATGTTATTTATGAAACTATAAATAGTACAGGAGCTCAAGTTAGGAATATTGATGGTACATTAGCACAAACTTTTAATATTGAATTAAGAGCACAGTCAGATATTCTTAAATCTGTTTATGTAGGGGTGTTGCCTGATCCTGCCAAACCAACTGCGTTTAACTTAACTGATATAGTAGGTTATGATTTATCACTAAGAAAGTCACCTAACATAACACCTATTGCTAGGCATGCCGGGTATTACGCGCCGTATGCATTACCTATATTATCATTTAGAGATCCTTATATGAATGTGGACTTTGATGTAACAGGTGGTATTGATGATGAAGCGTACAAGTTAAAAGTATTAGAGCTGTGCAAATATAAAAATTCACAATTTAATAGTGCCGATATTAAGTTTGGGCAAATACAAAATTTCTTCTATCATAAAGTAAATGAACAAGATCCTTCTAGTATCTTAGAATTATCTAAAGAAAGTGCATTCCCTAGTTTATATCCTTTAATTCAAGAGATCGGTATTGACTATAAAGATTTCTACGCGTTTTCTTCTAATTGGGAACCTTCGTATTTTACAAAAAGTATTGATAAATCTCAAATTGAAAGTATTATAGGTACACGATCAATGACAGAGAGAAAATCATTCTTTGGTTCTAAATATTTAAAAGTTCCTGAAACTATAATATTAGAAACATTCGAGCCTGATCCTTTTGTTAAGGGTGCAATTAGGCAACCTAGTTTAATAGATGGAACCTTTATGTACCAAGATATACCATCGGTTACTATTAATAAAAAGCTTATTAAAACAGCAGGTGTTATAAATACTAGATCTATTAAGAAAACACCATCAGCAGCAACTATTCAATTTTACTTATTTAACCAAAAGAGGTTAATGGAATATTTGTTTACGCCAATCAAAGCTCAATTTATTAAATATGTTAATGAGTTATATGGCTGGGGTGATTTAGAAACTTTAGACGATGATGTTAATCAATATATTAGAGAAAATATATTAAAACTATATAAGGTAGAAAAAGTAGATTTTTATACTTTAGCCAGTCGTGAAAAAGTAACATCTGATTATACTACTGCTGAATTAAATAATACCGAAAAAATCAATGCAGGGTTAACTATTAATAATAATGTAGCATCCAAAACTTTAAATACAAACTCATTTGATTTAAGGCTAATATATAATAAAAGAACAGGTTTCTCTGAATCGTTTGGTTTCAGTGTTACTATAGTTAAAAAATAATACAAAAGAAATGCCAATCACTATACAAGAAATAATAGCATCGGATACTATTTCGCAGCTTGTTGATAAAACTAATTTTAATTTTGATCAGTTACTACTTAATGGTGGTGGACCGGCAGGACCAATTGGTATACCAGGGCCAATCGGGCCAGCTGGTGGTAGAGGACCTAAAGGAAGTACTTGGTATGAAGATACTTCAGTTGTAGCGCCCGGTGTTACACCGACTGTACTCCCACCAACCCCTACACCATTATCTGGAGATTTTTATTTACAGTTTAATGGAGATGTTTGGGAATACGTTGGTACTGTTTGGTTGCAGACAACAATTAATTTAGAAGGCCCTATTGGTCCAGCTGGACCTCCGGGTGGATTTGGTGAAGCATTTGGTTTTAGTACGCTTTCTTTTAAAAATACGCTATATAACGGTCAGCTTGGTACTAGTACTACTGGTGCTACAGCAGATAATGAAGGTGTCCCCTCTGTTATGATAGGTGGTATGGGATCAAATTACACTGGATCAATACCAGGTATAACATTAACAAATGCATATATATTGCCTCCTGCAATAGAAACTGCGTTGCAATCTTCTGTAGCTTCTCTTTTAATTCACCAAAAAAATTCTACTGGTAGATCAATAATATTTCATGGTGGTGATGCAGATGCTACAGATTATTACGAACAGAGTGTTATTGAATCATTAAGTGGGATTAGTATTGGTATTGATGATAAATTAATATTAGATGTACCTAAGACACCGGCAGCCCCAGTAGCAAGCATGTTTGATTTAATAGGGTTTGAGGTTAATTCCCCGCTAAGGTCACAGTCTTATTTGGCAGGACAACAAATTAGATTTGTTACCGGTGATGATGATGTGAATTATGGAAGCTTCCATAACTCAAACTTTGAAATTCAAGTAGGCCAAGGTCGACCAAATTCTACTAATAAATTCAAAGTATCTACTTTATCAACTGGTACACAAACTTTAATGGAAATGGGTGGTGGTGTTACACCGATAGCTACACAAACTACTAACCCTGGAAATTTCCAACTTTTATCTGGTCTTACTAGATTTGTTACCACGACCAACGGTGCTGCGACTGGTGAGTTTGGTGTATATGCACTTGGAGATATAGTTTTAAATGCAGCTGCAGCAGGTGGAAATCCTAATACTAAGATTACAATGTTAGCACGAACTGGTGGTGTTGATGTGAAGGGAATTGGTGGGAGTATTAGTATAATTCAAACTGACACAGCAGTAACAAATATATCAAATATTGTTATAGAAAATAGATCAGCCAATAATTTAGGTACTGGTGGAAATATTAATATTGAAGGGAATTGTGCTATAATACTAAAGAGCCAAACACAAACAGTTTATGATGCTCCTAGTATAGCTATAAATGTTGATGGCGGCGGTGTTCCAGGAACTTATCCTCCACATACTGCATTCATAGGAGATCAAACATGGCAAGCTACCCTCGGATCTTTTACCGAGCCAGTGACGAATGTTAATAGATATTTTAGCACAGGAGGTACTCTAGATCCATTCCTAAGTGAATCAATAATGAACCAATACGGGAATGCAGATTCAATCCTAGCTACTGGTTCCACTTATAGTTCTTTTATTAGTGGGGCAGGTGGTACTAAAGGAAAAATGCTAAAGATAGGGAGGAGTGATATGGGAGGTGCAACTGTAAATAGTTTAAATGATACTATCTCACTTTCTATCCAAGATTATGATTCCACAGCAGTTCAATCACCAGCAAACCAATTCATTGGTATAAGTGATGCTCAGTATGGTGGATTAATGCATGCTACACCGCAAATTTTAAATAGAACTTGGACAACAGGACAAAATACTACGCCTACTACCATTAGCCAAGTTGTAGGTTATGATAACTATATAGATGTATATAACGCAACTAGTGGATGGGCAAATACTTCAGGTGGTAATTATGGATGGAATACAGCATGTACTGCTTCTATGGGTGGTGGAACCTTCTTTTCTGGAAATGCATCGGAAATATTAAAACACCCGTTTATTTCATTTACAGCTGCATATGGATTGGGAGGAGGAGCTAGTAGTAATGGATGTAATGGATCAACTACTTTCACCAATATTTATTCTCAAGATGTGAAATTTCCAATACCATCAGATAATGTTAACACTAATCAGCCTGGTGCAAAATACCACGTTACTATTAAAAATATTGGAACTTCTTTTGGAGTCCGACTAACCATGGGAGGACCTCTCACTCCAGCAATTTTCTGTGGAACTATAACTCTTAAAGTACCAATTTACCGAATGAAACGAGCAACAACTAGTGGATGGAATTCTTGGGTATATCGTGATATCCCAGTAGAAGTACTTCAAGGAACTGATGGGATTTCCACTTCTGTAGCTAAGTCAGATTATTGGAATAGATGGACAGGGACATTAGTATGGAACGGTGCAGTAGAAGGATTTTATGGCGGTATGCGAAAGACAACAACCTCTAATGCATCCAATCTTATTAACATGGATATACAATGGGGGTTCGCGATAATAGATCCTTTTGCTGACAGTTTTACAGGTGGTATTAATTATGGAACACAAACAGGGACGACATCATAGTATAGCTTAACATATTAATTAAAAACAAAAATGACAAAGAAAGAAATAAAAGATTTAAATAGTTTTATAAGTAGGTATAAAGAAATTCAACTTTCACTGGACTTAATGCAAAAAAGTATTCAAAGTTTAGCAAAGAAAAGAGATAGTCTTTTTACCGAAGTAGATTTAATGAAAGGAAAGGAAACTAAGTTTATTGAAAAAATTGCAAAAAAATATGGTGCTGCTGAAGTAACACCTAATAAGCTGCTTAAGTATATAGAATGATATTAATTATTAAAAATATTATTGGTATTCTAACAGATCCAAAGAACACAAGGATGTTTTTACTTGGTGGTATTGGAGTGCTATTATTTTTACTTCTTAGACAATGTAACCAAACTGAAATTGCAAAAGGTGAAGTTACTAGGTTTCAGAATAACTTAGTTGCAGCTAATGATACTATTCTTAATTATGTTAATAATAAGGGTGAATCAGTTGGTGAAATTAAAGGATTAAGTTTATCACTAGAAGAACTTAGAGATAGTTTAGAATATGAAAAAGGTAGACCTCCAATTACGATAGTTAAATATAAAACTATAATAAAAGAAAAAATTGTTGAAGTTCCTGTTATAATTAAAGATACTATAATTAAACAAGGTAAGAATGTTTTTAATTCAATATTAAGTTTTAATTCTGATATTAATTGGACTAAGAGCTCAAGATCAATAAATGTAGATTTACCTTATAGTATAGCAGATAGTTTAATATTTGGTTCTGCTACAATTGGTCTTAAACAAAATATTTGGTTAGACGCAACACTATCACAGGATATGAAAACTAAAGAAATATTTATTAAATTAACTTCTGACTATCCAGGAACTACATTTAATAGTACAAAAGGAATAATGATTGATAGAAAAAGTAAAGAGTTTAAAAGCTTGCAGATGCAAAACAGAAAACCGTTTGGTTTTGGATTAAATATGGGTATGGGTTTAACTGGTGCTGGTAACATTACTCCATATATTGGAATTGGTGTTTCGTGGAATCCAAAGCTTTTACAATGGTAAATAAATAGAATATAATGGAATCATCAAGGTTTATACAATTATCGGAACAGATACTCATAGAGTACGTCTATACTAGTCAGTCAGCACCTACAGAATATAATACTGCAGGTTACCCGATAGAGCTTATGAGGGATACAAATACTAAAGGAACTTATTTCTTTAATACTGATACTGTTAATGCTACTATGGGTAATGACAGAGATGGTTCAGCAGTTTCTAACAACGTAAATAGAACTCAATATGTTTCTTTAGATACAAGTATAGGAGTTCCTTATAATGATTATAGCCCAGCATTAACCGATTCTGCTAATCTTTTACAAACATTTAGCCCTCAGTTAGATGTAGCTTATGATAAAGTCAGAGTTCATTTTATTGCAGGATTTAGCTTTCAAGATTTTGATGGTATTGTATTTGAAGTAACAGCACCAAGACGAGATGGTGTTATAATGAATCTTTCATCTATTAATTTCCTTAAAACTGATACACCAACATTTAATCCTGAGCCATTATTAATAGCTGATAGATTATATGCTACTTATATTGAGTGGAGAGTTCCTGCATTGTTCTTTATGAATAACTCATTTGATTCAGCTACACCAAACGGCTTGGCTTATAGAATAACAGAAGGGCAAGGGTTCTTAGCAACTCCAGCAATCACATTAAGAGCTACTGGAATTTATCAAACACTTATAGAGAATTCTTATAGCTATTATGAAATGCAAGAAATTGATTCGGTTTCTATATTAGCTAGGGATCAATATGATAATCTATATGCACAAGTAATACCATCAACTAATGGCGATTATTTTGAAATATCAGGACAAGTTGCTGGGTCTAGTCTAGAAAATTTAATTGGGCAGCTGAATTCATCAGGAGGTAATTATGTAGTATTTCATGAAGTTGGTGTTACTGAACAAGTAGGTGTGGTATCTACACAAACTAGCTTTCAAGTATTTACACAAAAAGGGCCAGACTTTAATGAACCTATTTTATTTAGGCCTATCATTAAAAATGCAAACACTGCAGTTTCTTTTTCTATTAATTATGTATTAAGATTATATAATACAGTAGATGCAACACAGATAATTAAAAATGCAAGATTAACATCATTTGAAACTCAGACTTATGGAAGACAAATGCTACAAATTAACTTAGGAGTAGTTCCAACTGTTGCTAATGTTTACAATCAAATTAATAATGATACTGGTAAACAATTAGTAATAGGTACATCTACACCAGCTGATACCTCTGCTAATACTTCTGAGGAGATTACAGAGTTACTAGTAGTAAAAACAAAATATGTAACTTCATTCAGAGATAGATTAAATGTAAAAGCTGCAATATCTCCAGTAAAAGTTCAAACAATAACAGAAACCAATGGCGATTCAAACTAATATATCTCTAACAGCACCACAGAAAGAATATTTTCAAAGATTCGTTAACTTATCAGTTAATGAAGAAGCTTTACCTCAGGGTGATGCTACTATAAGGATATCACCATTTGATGATTACTTCTTGTTTACATTATATGATGAAATAGATAACGAAGATACTCCTATTGATTTGAGCAATGTAGGTGATATTTTTATAAACTTTATTGGTACCAATGATGAGATCAATGTAAAAAACCATACACAAGTAGCTGAGGTTGATTTATCACAAGGTCAAGTATTATTTAAAATTACAAAATCTGATAGTAAAAAAGTTATAGCATTAGATAATAATAATTTTTATATTTCTACAAAAATGGTGTCAGTTGATGATGATTCTATTTCAGATGAGTCTGTTTTATACCAAGGTACGTGGTTAGCTTTTAATGATGCAAGTAGAGCAACACTAACATCTCAAATAGAAGAACAGAGATTAGAGTATAGTATTGAATTAGCAAAGCTTAATGAAAAAGTTAAGGCACAAGTTAAGATAAACACTAAGCTGCTTAACCAAGCTAGGCAAGATGAGTTAGCTATACAAGCTCTACAGAATAATAATAGTGATATCATTAATGAAATTTCTGCTCTTGCTGATTCACCTGAAGAATCATTTGGGCGAGATAAGAAGCAGACATTAAGAAACACTAGCAAGAGAATAGGTGATTTAGTAAGAAGACAAAAAGAGGCCCAGGCAGTTTCAAGGAAAGCAGAATTACTTAGACAACAAACACAGGCATTATCAATTGCAACATCTGCTGTTAATGCCAAGAGTAAAGCATTTTATGAAGTCTCAGCTAATAATTTACAAAACTACTCATTATGATATTAAGCGCTAGAAATAACCAATTTAAGTTTGATTTTCCAAGGAATTTTATACCTGAGTCTATTGCTAAGAAATATAAACCATTTCTTACAAGAATACCAGGTGGCTTAATCAAAGAACCTATTGATTATTGGAATTATGGAATACAGGCTATTAATTTACCTGGACCTTCATTTGATCCAGTAACACAAACAGATTACCCTGGTACTACTAGAGCATTTAGAACAAGTATACCTACCCAACAATTATTTGATAAATCTCTAACTGTTACAATGCAAGCATTTGATGGATATGTTAATTATTGGATGGCTGTAGAAATGTTTGATTATTATTATAAGCTAAGCGGAAAGCATCCATATTTACCAGAAGGGGTTGGTGTACAGATGTTAGATGCCGATGGAACAGTATTTGTAACAGTCCAATTAAAAGACATGTTTATATCTAATATTGGAGCTTTAGATTTAAACTTCTCAAGTAACACTGTTGAATTTCAAACTTTTGATATGGAATTTACTTATAACATCTTAGATGTTGTGGTTAATGTAACCTAATATATAAACAAATAAAGAAATATAATGAAAACCTTTAAAGACTACTTAACAGAAACAAAAGAAGAAACTTTTGATATACAGAGCTTATTAAATGAATCTCACGATTTAACAGAAGAACAAGATGCTGCTATTGATATGGCCGTTGATAGAATTATGGAAGCTCATAAAGATGGTAAGGATTTAGAATCTTGTGTAGAAGAAATAGTAAATGAAGGTATTCTTGGTAGTATTTTTGGAGGTCTTGGTGGTTTTGCATTAGGTAAGACTGTAGGTAAAGCAATTGCCAAAGTCTTAGGTATCCAAAAAGGTGTATTATATGATTTAATGACTTCACGTCTTGTCGGAGCTGCGCTAGGTGCAGTTCTTGGTAAGAGAATATAAATAGAATGATTAATATAGGAATTGACTTTTCACTGAATAGCCCAGGGGTATGTGTTGAAACTGCTGATGGGAAATATCACTTTATAACTTTTTTTAATTACGGTAATCGTATATGGGACGAAGAGGGTAGAAAAATACCAAAATCGTTCAGTGTACATAAAGAATTAATGGATGATGCTGCTATGTTAGGGTTTCCTTATCATAGAGATGTAACAAGTAAAGAATTTTTACCAAGAGAGCGTCAGAAGTTACAAGATGCTGGAAATATTAGTTCTTTAATGGTTAATATATTTTCTACACTATTTGAAGGTGATGATGTTGCGATCGCATTAGAAGGGTTTTCATATGGATCCAAAGGGAATTCATTTATAGACATTATTCAATATAATACATTTTTAAGAAAGGAACTAATAGAAAAGTATACAATAGAAAATCTATCTATATTTCAACCATCTCATGTTAAGAAGCTAGCTGGGAAAGGAAATGCAAACAAACATTATATGGCTAAAGCATTCCAAGATGATGTCCTTAATGATAAGAACCTAAGATCAACTAAACTATGGAAATGGACACAAGGTAAAGACTTCAGCATTAAAATACCTAAACCTATCGACGATATCATTGATGCCTACTTTATACTTAAAGCATTAAAGGCTAGCAACTAGATACTATTCTTCAATTCAATAGTTAAAAATTATATTGCAACATGTGGAGTTTGTTTCAGCTTTGTACTAATTAAATTTAAAATAATAT